CAAGTAAATGGCGGATAGTGTGGCGGGTTGAAAGCCTTATTGCATAAGGATTGTGCAGGGTGTGGCGGGTCAAACGACTTTTTGGCAAAAAAAAATATCATACCCCATTTTTTGCGTAAGTTGAGAATTAGCCATGTTTTTATTATTGCTACCCTGTTTTCAAATTTACGCAATTTTTGAGGTAGTTGAATATTTTTCAAGAAAAACTCGATTTATCCGCCATACCCTGCATAATCCTTATACACTAAGGCTTTCGACCCGCCACACTACCCGACATTCAACCCGTCATTTTTTAGGCAATAAAAAAAGGCTTACTGTAATTCCGTTTAAGCGGAATCATAATAAGCCGGCTAACAAAGCAGCGGTTTGAGGTGGCAAAAGCTTTTGCTTAATAATGTTCTTGATTACGGATCTAGTGCGATCGCTAACTCCACTCCCATTAGTTTTTTCAGCTTCATTGGGAAAGGGTAAAAGATCCGTAAAATTGATGCTAGGATCTTTCTCACCCTTGAAGCCATTGAACAATCCAGACCATCCAATAGCGTGTATTCTTGCTTCAGTATTGAGTTGTTCCCTGCGTAACTTTTCAATATTGTTGATGCAGTCGAATACTACGAAGTCGGGACATTCTAAGAAGCTATCCCAACTGGTAAATCTAGGATCGCTGATTCTGTACTCTTGGATTCTCCAGTAGAGTCCACTCCAGTCAATAATCGCTCCCCCACAGTATCCTCAATTTCAGATTCGGTAGGAGTAGGAACTGGTTCAGGGGTAGCCCAGCCTAGTCGCTCATTTTCGTAGAATTGGAATATCTCATTTACCAGATTCTCATCCAGTGCCTTGGTATCTTCAATAGTCCATTCTTCAGACCCCAAGACATACTTTCTCCCTTCCATTAGAAAGCCTGTGGTGTCTGCGTCAATATTTTCCTCCAATGGTTCAATTTGAATTACATCTATATCAGCGGGTTGATTACCACGGATGACAGCAGAAACATTACCAAACTTAATTTGGTTTTTACCTTTTAAGCAGATAGAAATCGGATTGATTTCTAGGTAGTTACTATTAATAGAGGCCTTTTTCTTTAAGGTAAGAGGATAGGCTACTCGATTTTGGATAAAGATTGTGGCTACAGCTACTTCCATGGATATAGCTTCGGAATCAGTCAAGAATCTTAATTCTGTAAAATCTTCTGCGTACTCAACAATAATATCAGAATTATCTACAATTACACCGTTTTCATCTCTGGGAGCTATTAATTGCTGGGCTTCATCAAAAGATATATTTCTATTTTTGGCTATTCTTCTAATTAATTGAGTAGCTAAAATCTGGGCCTTGTTTTTTTTACCTTGATATTCATCTATGATCATGCGCTCACCCACAGAGATAGAATTTCTTCTTTCTAAGTACAAGATACCTATCTCTTCATTGCCTACTGATTGAATTGTACTCTGGAATTTACGATTAATTATTGGGCGCATATTTCTATCTCAAAATTATCTGATTTGCTGAAAAACATTTTGTAGGTAGCACATTCTGCTACCTCGTCAGGGATTTTAATTTTAAAGGTATGGCTATCATCAGAAATCTCAATTTCTCCTGATAATCCACCTCTAAAAATGGCTACTCCACATTCTAGCTTTTTATTTTGTTGGTGGCAATTGACGGCTACCACCAACATTTTTGTTTTGTCGGTTAGAAGGTGCATTAAGCCGCAAAACTATATGGTGGTGTCCAGATGAAACTATCCCCCATAAAAGTCAGTGTGCAACTATATTTATCTACTTCATTCTGATTGGCAGGAAAGTTTAACGCAGATATCATAGCCGCGCCTTCAAAACATTCTCCATTAGGTTTTGTGGCGATTGCGTATACTTCTTTACCGATAAATCCAGAAGTAAGCCCTCCTACCACTTTGAGAATTGTTTCCATGGCAGCATCGCTGGCTACAGTTATACCCGAAATACTTAGTTGCCTCTGAACACGGACAACTACGCCCTCTGTACCTGAACCCGACTGAAACCCAGTGGTATCTACCATGGTTTCTTGATTGTTAAAATCCATTTGCGTAATGCCATTTAAAGATAGCATTGATGCGGGAAAAGAAGCTTTGCTTGCAGCCGCTATAGGACGAAGCAGTGGTGCAACTGTTACGTTTGCTGCGGTAGTGTTTAATGTAATATCTTGAAGCACAATAGCTTGTTGCCTGCCTGTAGTCCCCGAAGGAGTAGAGGTAATAAAAGATAAAGCATTGCCAACCTTTAAGGCTATACTGGCAGCAGCGGACAAAGATAATGTAGTAGCATTAACGGCTGCCGCCGTTGTATTTGTGATTACTGTTTTAGCGAGAGACCTAATAGGAGTCCCGAAAGAAGTCGTATCCAATAATTTTAAATCCAAGGAATATCCTTGTAAAGTTTGCGCTGCGGTGGTAGGCATATTTAAAATATCCCAATATAATTCCTCTTTATATTTCCCAAAACTCAATTAAAGTTAAGTATTGGTAATAAAAATAGGGTCATATATTAATATGCGACTGCGTTCAAATTCCGTACTAGTAAAGGGTTGATGTGTCATCTGCCTGACTATGAAACTATTTTCTATTTTTTGAACCGCTTTAATGAGATTAGAATCTTGTTTGTAGTTAACAAGAGTGATTTCCCATATCTGCTCTTTATACTTCATGCCGGCACTAGAGCTTTTAGCATACCCATTAGGCATTTGTTTGATCAGACACTCCAACCCAGTGCTTTTAGATGGAGGATTTTGTGCTGATCCAAACACCCAAATAGATGGGATGTTTCCCGTATAAACGCCTAAATCGCTCGCTAATAAAGATTGTAATCTTTCCCTGAGTTCAGCAACATTCATAATATTTCCATAGAATAAGAATCTTTTAGTTTACCTGTATCCACTATGTCCCGTGGTGAACCAACTACATCACCATTTTTCCGCTTAGTGTCCCGTGGCCAATCCCAAATTTCATCCTCTATTGCTTCTTGGCACTTATCCCCAAACTCCTGGGACATTTGCTCAAAAGCATCTATAAAATCCTCTGATTGCTGAAAAGATTCTGCGTAAATTTCTAGTAAATCATGATTGTCAATAGTATGATTTACCCAGGGACGGGCTGGTAAATCTTTACCATTACGTGAAGACATACCTTCATGTACCCCAGCCGCATAAGGAGCATCCCAGGTATGTACTGATACCTGTTTATTGGGGATATTTAATTTTTGCCAATTAACTTCCATACCCAAATTCCATTGTACCTTGTATTTCCGTACCCATTGCTCTAGCTAATGCTTTAGCAACTCTAGGCCTGCTTTCATTAACTTGAGGACTTAATATAAATTTCCCTTTTTGCACATATTCAGTTAGTGGTTCGATATAAACACAATCATATTGTTTGCGCTGTACTAATATTTCCGGTGGTAGCAATTTAGGAAAAACACAGTACCCTGCTAAGTACACTTGACTATGATCAATACTGGGAGTGAGGGACTTTAATCTTGCGTAATCATCAGAATCAGAACGCGGCGATCGCTGTTTCATCCAGGCCTTAATTTCTAAGATAGTTGTGGATGCTATCATGTTGCCAGTATCAGGATCAATAGTCATTAATCCTGATGGAATGTTTGCATAAATAATAAAATTTGGTATAAATTTCATAGTTATTATTAATTAAATTACTCAGGTACTTTTGATCTAATCATTCTTTTTCTCAATATTTTTTTACCTTCAATCACATAAGTTTTACCCCATAAAAAAGCAGTTGTGTGGTCAATTCCTAGATAGGTTTCACACCAATAGGATGATTTACCCTCAGCTAAAAATTCAAGTACCTTTATCTTAATATTATCAGCATATCCTTGTCTTCCCCGTGGTAGAGCATTCTCTCTAAATTGGAATTTACAACAACGACACAGGTAAGATTGTTTCTGTCCACGCCTACCATTCTTGACGGTATGACAGCCACCGCAGTTGGGACATTGTACTTCTCCCTGGGCGATTAATCTTAATTTCTCGATAGATTCTTTTTCTATTTTCCGTATTTCTCTAAATTTTAAACCATAAAGCTTAGAAGCGGCTGTAATAGATATTTGATCAATGTACAAAGAAGATAGAATCTTGGCGTGCAGTTCAGGAAGTCTACCTAATAAGTTTATTAACTCTACAGGTGGTTTTTCGGGCTGTACTGAACTAATATCATGAATACCTGGATTAATTTGATTACAGGCTATGGCGGCTTCTCTAGCATCCGCTAAATTGATTTCTAAACTAATAGCAGCCTGTTCATAGGTGAGTCCATTATTTTGGGCATATCTTTTAA